TTATTCATGTATTTTCGCTTCGTGGCGTGGGTAAAAAGATTTACGACTTTACGGAAAACAAAGAAAGTGTCGGAAGTAACGGATTTGTCGAACTTATTGAGTTTCGAGGAAATAAAAGCAAAAGTGTTTTATCGGATACAGAAAGCGTTATCGGAAGTACAGACCGAACAGAAACAGTTAGAGAGCCTATCCCCAAAAGAATTAAGCGAAAGTCTGCCAAAGTTAAACCTAAAATGGGAATCAGCGATGAACTTGCTGAAAAAGAATCAGAAGGAAACGAATGAGAACGCACACACGGCATGGAAAGCGATAACGTCTGAATATTATGAGTACATAGATGAAAGTTCGTTTAACGAGTTCGTAAAGGGCGTTAGAAAGGACGTTAAGTGGGACTGCGAGTTACTTGAAATGAAAGCAGCAGTAATGTTGGCAGAATTGGGACAAGACTCAGGATGGGACGCTTTAGAGGAAATAGGACTAAAAGGTGACTTATCTAAAATAAAACAAAAGATAAAAGGTAGGATTACTAATCACGATTTAAAGACTACTGATAAACCAAAAGAAGAAAAGCCTGTTGATTTTTACGTTATGATGGCACAGGTAAGAAAAAGAGATTACAAAGTTAATAGCGACATTTTACTGCAAGAGTGGGCTGCTATTTTAAAAAGCATAAAAGAGGAAAATGAGCGGAAAGATTCTTAAAACGGATATAATTAGTGAAGATGTAGTTAAGGGTATTGCTGATATAGTAGTAGAACTTAATAAATTACTAAAATCTGTAAAGGATTTAAAAAAAGCATCTGGTGGTGGTGCTGGGCTTAAAGAATTAGGAGAAGCATCAAAAGAAGCAAAAAGGTATTTAGCTGAAATGGCTGATGTAGCCAAAAGGATTGCCAAATTTGAAAAGCAGCAGCTTGGAGAGATGGCTGATATTGCCAAAAGAATCGCCAAAAATGAGAAGAATAAGGTAACCGATAAGAAAAAGAATGTTAACGAATGGATTGCTGCTGCAAAACGAGTAGCAACATTTGAGAAAAAAGATATTTCAGATAGAATTGCGGCATACAAAAGGGTTGTATCTGAGGAAAAAAAGAAAGATGCTGCGTTTAAACTAAGTATTGCTGAACGCATTGCTGCATACAAGAAAGTTGTTGTTGCAGAAAAGAGAAATATTGCTGAACGAATAGTTGGTGCAAAGAAAGTTGCAGCTGCAGAAAAGGCAACACAAGCTGCATTTAAAAAAGATATGGCAGAACGTGTTGCAGCTTATAAACGAGTTGCAGCAAATGAAAAGAAGTTGTCAGCGGACAGGGTAAGACAGGATAAAACACAATTAGCGGCACAAAATAAAAAGAGTTCAGGGTTTAAAAATTTAATAAAATCTGCATTAGCCTATGGTGCTGCCATGATTGGAATAACACAGATTATTAGATTCTTTACAACTACGCTATTCAATTTGACTAAAAAACTTGATTCATTGAATTTCTCAATGAAAACGGTAATTAAGGATACAAAAGAGTTTGCAGCAACAACCTTATTTTTAACTAAAACTTCGATTAATTATGGTCTTGATTTATTAACACTAACTGAAAGATACATAAAGTTTAGGGCAGCAGCAATGCAGTCAAATTTAGCTGCAAGCGAAACAATGAAAATATTTGATTCAACGGCAAAGGCAGCAGCAGTACTTGGATTAAAAACAGACGAAGTTAACGGTGTATTCCTTGCACTAGAGCAGATGATTTCTAAGGGTAAGGTAACAACAGAAGAATTAAGACGGCAATTGGGTGAAAGACTTCCGGGTGCTTTTGGTATTATGGCAAGTGCTATTGGAGTATCCATTGTTGAATTAGACAAAATGTTAAAGGCAGGCGAAGTTTTATCTTCTGATGCCTTGCCTAAATTTGCTGTTGCATTAGAGAAGGCTTATGGTATTGAATCAGTTGAAAAAGTTAACACACTTGCTTCTGCACAAGGTAGATTAAAAACAACTTGGGTAGAGTTTGTTGAAGCGATAAAAGCCAGTAATACGTACATTTCAATATTAAACGAATTTTCAGGTGCAATAAACGACATAAGACTTGCATTTAATATGATGACTGAATTTGAGAAGTTATCAAGGGAGCAAGGTGTATTAGGTGATGCGGTAAGAGAAACAGTAGAACAGTTGAAAGACCTAGATGTTGGTGCAAGTAGATTTAAAGATATGTCTATTTATCAGCAAATATGGATTGATGGATTAGAGAAAACTGGTATTAGCCAAAAGAAAGCAATAAGATTATTTAATGAATACGTAAAAGTAAGGCAAGATGCAATAACATTAGACAAAGAACCTGCTTCAAGAAACTTTGGTGCTTTTGATTCAGAACAGTTTGGTAAAGATTTAGATAAGGTAGAAAAAGACGCAAAATCATTCTCAAATCAAACTTCTGCATATTTAAAAGATAATATTTTAGAAAGTAACAAATTTTTGTCTAAAAATGTAACTACATACAAGCAGGTATTATTGTTGCAAAAAGAAGACCTAAAAATACAAAGGGAGCGTGCTGAGAGTTGGGTTCAACAGTCAGAGGACATGATGACACGCGGAGAGTTAAACGAAGAACAAGCTAAGCAGTATAAATTTGCATCTGAAGAACTTATTGGCTTAACAGAAGCAGAAATAGAGGTTGCAAATAGATTGGTTAATATAGAGAAAAAAGGCAAAGATGGCAAACCTAAAGAATTTGATATTCGCGGCGCAATAGAATTACAACGCCAACTCCAAGACGCTTACGATGCTCACTACACAAAAAGACTTTCTTTGGCAAGGAACAACGCTGAGGAAACGATTAATATTGAACGTGAGATGGTGTTGGATTCTTTGGCTAATGATGTTTTAACGCTTACACAAAAAGAGGAATTATATGCAAGGTTGCGTAAGTTAGATGATGAATATTTCCAATGGAAAAGCGATGCTGCCATATCCGAATTTATATCAACAGCAAATGATGAAAGAGCAGCAATAGCAACAAAATATACAAAAGATTTAGTAGATTCAAAAAATAGAGCTTCAAAAAGAAAAGCAACAGAAGTAAAATTAGCAACTGAATTATTAGGGGTTGAATATCGGTTACAACAAGATATAATTGATAGTGATAAAACATTATTGTCTGAGAAAGAGGCTGCTGCTGAAAAACAAAAACAATTAGAAGAAGAATTACAAAAGACAATTCGCAAAGGTGCTGTTGAAACAGAAAGACTTAAAAGAGAAGAATTGCAAAATACACTTAACTTTATAGGTGATAGTGCTAATGCTGCATTCGACATACAACAGCAATTTTCAGACAACCAATCCCAACGAGCGCAAGACAGGTACGACAGGGACATGCAACTCGCAGGTGATTCTGTTGCTGCTCAACTTGTAGCAAAAAGGAAGCTCGAAAAAGAGGAACGCAAGATAGCCAAAAGACAAGCGATTGCAGCAAAAGCACAGGCAGCATTTAATATTGGATTAAGCACAGCACAATCAATAATAGGAATTTGGGCGCAAGTACCTAAATTTGATTTTGGTATTTCAGCAGGAGTATTAACCGCAGCGGTGGCAGCGATAGGTGCAGCACAATTAGCAGCAGCATTATCAGCACCATTACCCCAATTTGCAGAAGGTGGCATAACGTCAACCGATAGCATAGTAGCAGGTGAAAAGGGTGTTGAATTAGGAATAACGCCAAGCGGTGAAACGTTCTTAACGCCAAGCAAAGCAAGTGTATTAAGCGGTGTTCCTTTGGGGACTGAGATTATTCCACACGATGAAACATCAAGGATATTGGCACAACAAGCGATAAACTCAACTTACAATTCGGTTGACATGAGTAGAACAAACTCATACCTAAGAGACATTAGGGACAAGAAAACTGATTCGGTTGTTTATCAGAATGGGTACAAGATAGTAACACGTAAAGGATACGAAGGGAAATTTAAAGTATGATATATTCTTTTGGTACATTAGGTTGGTATTCAACGAAGGCAAACAGGCAGTATGATAACACTGGCAATGAAAATATATTGCATCATTTTGTAACGGATGCGATACCTGACTTTCAGGTGGTAATTGCAGACACGATAACAACCGCCACTTATTACCTTTACGACATAGATGATGTACAGATAAAAACAGGGTCTTGTACGGTATCTAATGAAACGAATAACGAAGGAACGGCATATAGTATTATAAAACTAACAGGAGCAACGACAACAAGCGAGGATGATGGAAAATACTCTTTAAAGGTAACTTATGACGGAACTGATATGTTCAGTGATGTTTTTTGTTGGCGAACAACCGTAACCGACTACCTAAAGATTTCAGCAGCAGTTGACGGTATTGCAATAGGTGGATTTCCATTAGACAGTTTTACTTATGCTGTGTATTTAGATACTATCTTACCTGACGAAGAATTTGAGTTGAAAGTTGTTGGTGACGAAAAGACTTACGGTGATATTCCTGCTTCGGCATCGAGTAATATAGTTAAGACATTTGTTGTAACAGGATATAACAAAACGCTTAATTTCATAGCAAGATTAGCTGTATTGGAAATAAACGGAACGGTTACAGTTACATGGAAAGGTGATGCTGTTGAGGTTTACGATATTCAGCACACGGAAAAGCAAGAGGATTTCGGGAACGATATTTATATAATAAATTTGAAATTTAAACAAAAAGATTACTTACAAAGTTATAACAATATCTAATATTTTTATTACTTTTGATAGATAAAGTCTATGAGTTTTGACGAGAGATATAAGGTTTATTTAGATGTTACGGTTGACGGCACTGAGGACAATTGGTTTCAGTGTTATCCTGACATAAGTGAATTTAAACGTACACCATTTTCGGATGAAATGTTTACGCGACAATCTTTCGGTAAGGTAACTTTTACCAATAATCCAAAACTTTACACAGATACGTCTTTAGATGCTTACAGAACTTACAATTTAATAAACGAAGCTGAAATAAGCCAAGAGATAAGGATTAAGATTACCATTTCAACAGATTTGGTTGACCCTGACACTTCTAATGAGATAATCGGATATTTTGGTGCAAACGACTGTGAATTTGACGATGACAAAAAGATAGTAACGGTAACTCCTACTATCTTAGACCAATACACTGATTTAGTCGAAAACTGGGATACAGAGGTGAATGTGTTTGGTGCTTTTGAGACAAGGAGTGCTAAATGGGTAATTGATTCTTTATACATAGGTGATGTTTTCACAGCAAGTCATAGCATACCTGTAATAAAAGTATCTTCGGATATAGACGAAGCGAGGGATTCTGATGCAGGAACA